CTCCCGCTCCAACTCCGGCACGCACTTCGGCTTCCGCTCCGCTTTAGTCCGGTACTCTGGAGACTCTGGCGATCTGGATCATCTGGACGACGATCCCACCGACACGGGAGACAAAACGGAAAGCTGGCCCTTCCCTCTGCCGGAAACACTTCCGGGAGTTGTAAAGCTCATGCTCACCAAAGTGCTGACGGAGATCTACACAGCCGCAGGCGGTAAGGATTTACTCACATTCGAGGAAATGGCATATAACGCCAGCGACAACGAAATCAAGGAGATGGTGCGAATTGCTTCGCAACTGGCACAGCTCAACATAGCAGCCAACACCATGAGGCAGGCAATCAAGCAGACAAAGCTCGCCATGACAACCTCGATCACGATCAAAAAGGAGAGCGACCATGAATAACCTCCGCGACATATTCCAGAGGTACGAGGCAGCTGTGTTCTTTGACACGGAAACGACCGGCCTCGACGCCAAAAGCTGCCAAATTATTGAACTGGCAGCAATCCGGATCGAGAAGGCAACAGATGGCTCTCTCATAGAAGCCGACCGAGCCGACATGTTCATAAAGCTGCCGGAAGGCGAAAGGATCCCGGACAAGATCGTGGAGCTGACCGGTATTACCGACGAACGGCTCGCAGCCGAAGGCATACCAGAGGGAAACGCTGCTACAGCCTTTGCAAAAATGATTTATAGCACCGGAGGGACGCTGCTTGTAGCACATAACGCGCAGTTTGATCTTCTGTTCGTTCGTGAAATGCTGGGGAGATTAACTAATTTTTCCATAAACGGAGCCGGGATTAGCCGCTGCGACTATCTGGACAGCCTCACCGTCTACAAAGACCGTCGAGCTTACCCGCATAAGCTGGTGAACGCGATCGCGGCCTATAAGCTGGGGGACAAGGTGAAGAACTCACACCGGGCGATCGACGACGTGGAAGCGTTGCTGGAAGTATGCAAGGCTATGGACAACGAGCGGGCCGACCTGCTGAGCTATGTCAATGTGTTCGGATATAACCCGAAGTATGGAATCACCGGCGACCGGCTCCCACGCGTGACCTACTGGCCGCAGCACTTTAACGATTATATGCAGTCGCCGCGCTACACTCTACCCGCACGAGTGAAAAGAAGGAGGTAAACATGTACGCACAAAGCAAAAGGAGCGCCTACCCTCAACCTACCAAGCAACAGGGTAAACGCTCCAGAAACCCGGTCAAGAATGACCGGAAATCCAAGACTATTTTATACCGCCTGCGGAAAATTTGCAAGCGCTATAACTGGGCGCGGATTGGGGCGTCGTTCCTGATCCTCGGAGCGGCTACCTTCACAGTATGGGGCGCGTGGCATTTACTTAACCGCAGCAGTGATACCGAAGCAGCCGCAGAAACCAGAGCCGCAGAAGCCGTCACGGAGCCGGAGGGCTATATTTTCAAATATGGCGAAGGCTACGCAGTAGACATGAAGCAACTCACAGCGGCGTGGGCGTCGGAGGCAGGATTTGAAAAACGCTACGAGCTGACCGACGACGAGAGACTGGAGATCGCGCAGGTACTCACGGCAGAGGCCGACGGGGAACCCTTCGCCGGTAAGGTGGCCGTGGCCCAGTGCATACTCCAGACATGCGAGGACGCCGACATGCGGCCGCACGAAGTCCTCAGCATGTACTCATATAGCAAAAGACGCCCGGATCCGTCAGGCGAGTCTCTGGAAGCCGTGACGGCCGTGTTTGACTTCGGGTATGTGGCGACAACGGAACCGATCAAATACTTTTACGCTCCCGCCCTTACCGACAGCGAGTGGCACGAATCGCAGGCGTATGTAATGACAATCAACAATCACAAATTCTTTAAGGAGGCAGACCATGACGCAGGAAGCAGCGGAAACGAAACCGGCGGCCGCTAAGGCGACAGCGAAGAAAACGCCCCGGCCGAAGGCTCTCACTCTGCAACAAAAGTTTATTAAACTCCGGGAAGCGATCCCGGCCATTGTAAAAGCGAAACACTCGGAGGGTGTCGAGTACAAATTTGCAAAGATCAGCGACGTGTATCGTCTACTTACTCCGGCTATGAATGAGTATGGCGTCAACTTCGACATTGTGGCTGAAACCGCCACACGACACACATCAGAAGGCGATCCCCTCTACTATCACCATTACACCATAAACGAACGAGGCGTCCAGCGCATTGTTTGGGTGTATGAGGAAGATCTCACGATCCGCTGGACAAATGCAGATAACCCGGAGGACATTCTGGAGGTTACACTCCATGCGATCGGAACCAATGACAGCGGCCCGGATAAGGCAAAAGGCAGCGCTCTGACCTACTGCCTAAAATACTACCTTTTTGAGAAATTCGGGATCGACCAAGGAGAGGACGATCCAGACATGAAGAACCTCACGGGAGCAGTGCAGCCTCAGCAAGTACAGACAGCAGCCCAAAAACAGAGCACAACGTCTCAGAACAGCCCGCCGGGTAGAAATACCAAGCAGGAAGGAAAACCAGCCTCAAATGGGCACACAGGGGCTCAAAAACCACTCACAGACGCGCAGCTCTCCCGCATGTACCGGAAGGGTGAGGACGTGGGCTACACACAACAACAGATCAACGACAGGATCCAGCAGAAATACGGGCAACAGGATCCGCACCTGCTGACGCGGGCGCAATATGACGAGATCTGCAACTCACTGGACGCAGCAAGAAAGCAAGGACAAGGAGGAAACTAAAATGTTTAACCATGTGGGGCTTTTGGGCCGTCTGGCTCAGGAGCCAGAAATCAGATACACCACCGGAGGTACCGCGGTAGCACGCTTCGATCTGGCCGTGCCGGTGCCAAGTAAAAAGAAGGACACGCCTCCCGACTATATTCCCGTTGTCTGCTGGGACAAATGGGCCGAGTTTTGCGGGAAATATCTTACCAAGGGGCGGCAGGTAGTCGTCGAGGGGCGGATCTCAACGAGAAAATGGCAGGACAATGACGGGAAACACCGCAAAGCGGTAGAGGTTACGGCCTCCTGGATTCATTTTGCCGACAGTTACTACGGGGGAGGCGGTACAAATGGCAGTACACAGCAGCCAGACTCCGGGGACGGCTTCATGTCGATCCCGGACGGTGTGGACGACGAGCTCCCGTTTAATTGATCGGAGGACGACCGCCGGACAGACCGGAGAACATACAGAAACAAGCCGAAAGGCGACCGTGAAAGGAGGTGCTCACAGTGGCATGGATCCAAGTCCACCAACAACTTAAAGATCACAGGAAGCTGCTGGCGGCTGCCGACGAGCTGGAGATCGAACCGCCTCACATGCTGGGGCTTTTAACTTCCTTCTGGCTCTGGGCGCTGGACAATGCACCCAGCGGATCGCTGGAAGGGATCAGCAACAGGAACATAGCGCGGGCAGCTCAATGGAACAAGGAGCCGGACACCTTCGTGGAAGCCATGAAAAGCGCCGGTTTTCTGGACGTAACCGAGGACGGAACGCTGGAGATCCACGACTGGTACGAGTACGCGGGTAAGCTGATCGACCAGCGGGAAGCAGAGAAACAGAGATCCCGGAGACGCCGCGCTGCTGCCGCTGCCGACCGTAGGACGACCGCTGGACAGTCCGAAGGACAGCCGACGGACAAGCCGGGAAGCAGCCAGAAAGAAACCGCAGGCAGAGTAGACCAGACTACACCAGACCAGACTACACCAGAGAAAGAAAGTGAAACGCTTGACAGCGTTTTGTCTGCGGGGCCGACTCCATTCCAGCAGATCGTTGACATGTATCACGAAATCTGCACAAGCTACCCCGCTTTGAGAAAAATCAGCGCAAACCGGAAAAAGGCGATCGCTGCCCGCTGGAAGGAATACGGGCAAGACCTGAACACTTTCCGCGAGCTATTCGAGAAAGCCGAAGCCTCACCGTTCCTGAAAGGCAGAAATGACCGGAACTGGACGGCAGACTTTAACTGGCTGATGAACTCCGGGAACATGGCGAAGGTGCTCGAAGGGAAATACACCGACAACAGACAACAGGCACCGGGAAGGCAGCAGACGCAGCCAGAACGGCCCGGACGAGTCAATACCATGGACGTGCTAGCTGGTATTATCGCAGACGAGGAAGGAGGCGGCAGCTTATGACAAAAAAGGACGCAGCTCAACTTGTGGCGATCGTCGTCACCGCCTACCCGAACTATGACAAATTCAAGGACGCAGACAGCGTAAAGGCGACCGTGAACCTATGGGCTATGATGTTTGAGGACGTGGACGCCCCTCTGGTGGCACTAGCTGTCAAAAAACACATAGCGACGAGCAAGTGGCCGCCCAGTGTAGCAGAACTCCGGGAGATCCTTCTGGAGATTGCACACCCGGATCTCATAGCACCAGATCAGGCGTGGCTTGCAGTCAGCGACTTGCTCTACTCGGAGGGAGAATTTAACCACGGAGACTTAAAACAGCAACTCCCGCCCCTTGTGGCCCGTGCCGTGGAGGCGATCGGCTGGAGCAATCTCTGGGAAATGCACCGGGGACACTGGGGAGGCGGTAAGCCCGGCATGGATCGCGTAGCCTTCATGCAGCAGTACACGCCCATGTACGAGCGGGAAAAAGCCAGAGACATGACACCGGGAGAACTGACAACACAGATCGACGCCGTGGCTGCCTCACTGCCGGATAAAGGGCAGAAAAAGCTCGCAGACCGAGAAAGCGACCGAAGGAAGCGCGAACAGTTTTATGCCACACTCTCCGGCTGGAACCGCCGGGAGGCTCTGGCCGCCGCGGATCCGCTGGCTCTGGAAGCCGGGGAGGTGAGCGACGAATGAGCAAGATCATAAACTCTGACGCACTGGACGCCCTGAAAAAACTCCCGGACTCCTGCTGCCGTACCTGCATAACCTCGCCGCCTTACTATGGGCTGAGAGACTACGGAGCAGACGGACAGATCGGGCTCGAAGATACGCCGGAACAGTACGTTGAGAACCTTGTTAAGATCTTCCGGGAAGTCCGCAGAGTCCTGAAAGACGACGGCACCCTCTGGGTGAATATTGGGGACAGCTACGCACGGAAAAACCTCAACGGGATCCCGTGGCTGCTTGCCTTCGCATTAAAAGCAGACGGCTGGATCCTTCGGCAAGACATAATCTGGAGCAAGCCCAACGCTATGCCGGAGCAGACGACCGACCGCTGCACAAAATCCCATGAATATATTTTTCTTTTGAGCAAGCAGCGCCGGTACTACTTTGACGCCGCAGCTATAAAAGAGCCCGCCGTAGGATATGGGCCGGACGGCACGGGGCGCAGGCGAGGAAACTCTGCAAGTTTTCGCGGAGGCGGAGCTTACACCCATGACCGGGCGCAGAATAACAGCGCCAACGTGGAGCGGGAAAGCCACGGGCTCACACCAAACGAAAGCGGGAAAAGAAATCGCCGCAGTGTTTGGACAATCGCCACACGGCCATATAAGGGCGCGCACTTCGCCACGTTCCCGGAGGAACTCGTGAGGCCGTGCATATTAGCGGGCAGCAGGCCCGGCGACACTGTTCTGGATCCCTTTGCCGGAAGCGGCACCACCGGGGCCGTGGCCGTGCAGGAGGGCCGGAACTTTATCGGGATAGAGATCAACCCGGACTATTGCGAAATTATCAGGCAGAGGCTTGACGCCTTCTGCCAGAAAGGAGCCAAACCATGAGAAACAGGCTTATATATATCTGCTCCCCTCTCCGTGGGGACATTGAAAAGAATATTCAGAAGGCACAGAGCTACTGCCGGGAGGCGGTGGAACTCTGGCCGGACGTGATACCGATCGCGCCTCATGTCTACTGCACCCAGTTTCTTGACGACACCATACCGCAGGAGCGGGAGGCGGGCATGGAGCTGGGGATCGCGCTACTGGACATGTGCGACGAGCTATGGGTGTACGGCATAAACAATCCGAGCGAAGGCATGAAAAAGGAAATCACATACGCCAAGGAGCACGGAATCCCGGTAAAAGACGCCGCCGATCTCTACCGCCTCCGGGAGCAGGAGGAAAACCGGCAGGAGGACAAAGAACTGGGCGACGCCTTTCTCGTCCTTCCCGCTCATACCGGGGCAATAAACGGAGTCGCCGCCTTCGAGTCGGCCACCGTGCGGATCAGCGGAGAGGTAATCGTTGAGCTGGCAGCAGAGCTCAGACGAAACCGCGGACACGACATCACCGTGGAGGCTGAGGCATGAGCTGGGACTATGTGCCGGGCAAAAATGCAGAGGGCTATCCGGATCCAACTGCTGCTGCCGCCCTCTCAAACGTCCAGCGCAGCCAGCGGGGGCTCCAGAGCAAGCGAGCGGGCGAACACTTCGAGAACATGATCGCCGCAAGCCTCGGCTGGTATAAAGACAAGGGCGTGGCCTTCATTGAAAAAACGCCGGAGCCCATGCGGCCGCTAAGACCGCCAAACCGGCAAGGGCAGTTTCTCGCCTGCTATACCAAAGCGGGACAGCCGGACTTTAAGGGAACCCTCACTGGTGGCCGGGCCGTGGTATTTGAGGCGAAGCACACTGACAGCGACCGGATCGACTATAACCGGCTGACACCAGAACAGCTGAACAGCCTCGCAGAGCATGACCGTCTCGGCGCTGCCTCTTTTATTCTTGTAAGCGTTGAACTTCAAGACTTCTACCGGGTGCCGTGGGGTGTGTGGCGGGATATGCGGAAACTATACGGACATAAACACATGAACAAGGCAGAGCTCGAACCCTTCCGAGTGCAGTATATCGCCGGAGTGCTCAAACTTCTGGAAGGCATAGAGCTGGAATACGGGGAGCAGGAGGAAACGCTATGAATTTTGAAAGAAAATGGTGCCATGAGTGCAGCGGGATCCAGCTTTTTGGAGAACACAAAGGGAAAGCCTGCTGCAGCATTATGAGCCGGATCCTCAAAGACAACGAAACCGGCGAGCCGATCCGAGCCTATATGGATAAAGGAACAACATGGAACATGTGTCGCAATCTGGGCGAAGGTTGCCCGATCCTCGCGCTGGCAGAGGAAGCTCAGGAGCAGGCAGACTACACTCCCGGCGTTTATATGGAAATCGCAGAGAAAGGAGCATTGACATGAACGGAGCACTATTAAGCAGTAAAAACATGGGCTGGTGTACTCCGGCCGACTTTTTCGGAGAGCTGGATCGAGAGTTTCATTTTAACCTCGATCCGGCCGCCACCGATAAAAGCGCCAAGTGCGCCAGATATTTCACACCGGCCGACGACGGCCTGAAAGCGGACTGGGGGGGTGTCGCGTGTTCTGTAATCCACCATACGGCCGCCAGATCACAGACTGGGTACGGAAGGGGTACGAAGAAAGCAAGAAACCCGGCACTCTCGTGGTAATGCTCATACCGGCCCGTACGGACACGTCCTACTTTCATGACTACATATTCCACGGAAAAGCCGACGAGGTGCGCTTTGTCCGCGGGAGGATCACATTCACAGACGAGGACGGAAACCCGACCAAAGATGCCAAAGGACGGCCATGCTCCGCTCCCTTCCCTTCGGCCGTCGTGATCTGGCGCAGCAAGGACATGTCCCAGAGCCTACGGGACATGGTGCTGGATTTAATAAAGGACAGGGACATGACCGCGAACGAGATCGCCGCCACTCTGTCAGACAGGGGGCAGCAGGTAAGCCGCAGCGACGTAGGCCCGATCTTAACCAAAGCGCAGGCGGCTGGGCTGATAAGAAACGCCGGAAAGCGTGAGTGCAGCGTGACGGGGCGCTCTGCTATCGCATGGACGGCAGAAAAGGAGGTATTTCATGGGAGCAAACAAAACCACAAAGGAAACCCGGAGGGCGAGCTATGATGCCGTTATCCCAAAAGTGAACGAGCGCAGCCGTCTGATCCTCGAAACGCTCGGCAGCAGGAGCATGACTGTTAGCGAAATTACGGACGAACTGGTGAAGGCTGGCCAGATCCCCTACTACAACCGCAACTATGTAGCGCCCAGACTCTCAGAGCTCAAAGACATGGGCGTGGTGGAAACATGCGGGCGCAGACGCTCCACACACTCCACAGCTACCGAAGCAATATGGCGCAGAAAGGAGGCAAGTCATGACAGCCCTTAACATTATGCTGGGAGTTTTAGCTTTTGTGTGCCTACTCTTTATTGTAGGAGAAACAAAGCCGCCGATCAGCGACCGGAAGCGTGAACATATTACGATCGCCTTTGTCGCGATCGTGTCCCTGATAATCGCAGCAAATACCATTTTTTAAGGAGGACAACACCATGGCAAAGCAGAAAGTAACGAGCCAGATCAACCTCGAAAGACTGGCAGGCGGGGCCTTCGCTGAGAAACTCAACGAGGCACTCATGCAGGTGGCTGAGAATATTCAGAACCCGAACACAGAGGCTACCACCAAGAGACAGATTAACATAGCGATAAAATTCGCACCAAACAAGAGCCGTCAGGTAATCAGTACCCAGATCTCCGTCACGACCAAGCTCGCAGCTACGGAGGCGATAGACACTCAAATGGTGATGGGCGTCAATATGAGAACCGGCCAGATCGAGATCGCCGAGTATGACGGCCAGATCCGCGGGCAGATGAACCTCTCCGACTTCACGGAGGAAGAAGAACAGCCAAAGGAACCCGCCGGGCAGCAGGAGGAAGATCCGGCAGAGGCCGAGCGGGACATTCCAACCGGCGCTCCCATTGATATGAGACGCAGGAAACCGGAGCCACGGCAGCAGGCAGATCCGGAAACAACAGGCCACATGATACCCGGTAAAGACTTCGATCCGGTAACTGGGGAAATATACGAACCAGAGGACGACCGACGGACGACCAACGGACAGACCGAAGAACAACCAAAAAACGACGGTAAAATCGTAGTAATGGAACGCGCTACGGCGCAGGCATAAGAAAAGGAGGACAAGACCATGGAAGGAATTAGAGAAGCGATCGCATTTATCACAGATCTGGCCGTGAAGGCTGAGAAACCGGAAACCATAGAAATCAACGGCCGGACGTACTGCACAAAATCCCTCAAACGCTACGACGAGGCAGACAAAGCGGAACCGATACGGGCGACCACACTCACCTCTCTGGTGGACTACATAAAGGAAAGCCGGGAAGAACTGCGGGATCGCATGATTATTCAGGTAGTAAGTGCCACCAAAGTGCTGCTTTACTCTGGCCTGTTGCCGGAGCGGGATCGTGAGACGCTCTTTGAGGTAAACGCCCTGCTGCCCCGCTTTGAATATGGGCGGGAGTACGATCAGGAGTCTTTCCTTGTATCTATGCAGGCGTGTTTCGCACCAAGCGAGGAACGGGAGGACGTCACAAAGGTAGCGAGCAATATCGTGAGCACACAGGAAGCCACATTCTCAGACGACGGGATCAGCCAGCAAGTTGTAATGAAAACCGGCGTCACGAAGAAAGAAAACGCCATTATACCCAACCCGGTGCGACTGATCCCCTACCGCACATTTCTGGAGGTGGAACAGCCGGAAAGCGAGTTTGTTTTCCGGATCACCGAAGGCAGAGGCGGTGCTCCTGCTTTTAAGCTGGTAGCTGCCGACGGCGGGCGCTGGGAGGCGGTGGCCGTTGACAATGTAAAGAGCTATCTCGTGGAGGCGCTGGCCGACATTCCAAACCGGGAGCAGATAACCATAATCGCATAAGCCCTGCATATCACAAAAACCAGAGGGAGGGCTCCGGCCCTCCCAGTACAAGTATAAGGAGGACAACACCGTGCAATATAGACCGAAAATCATAAAAGGAACCGTAAAAGGCACAGGCTGGCCGATCGACGGCCACACACTCTACTTCTCCCAGTGGGACTATGACAACCGGGAGAGCTGGCACCTCTATGGCTGGGACGAGCCAGACGACGAGGCAGTCATGGAAACCATGTTCACCACGGAGACGCTGGCGGGCATGTGCGAGCATGAAAAGCTCGAAGGCTTCGCCGAAGTATGGAAGGCAAAGAAGTGGGAACCGCAAGGGGCGTTTTGTCTTACGCTGGAGCAGGTGGACGTCGTGGAAGTTTTGCAGGAGGAAGTCAGGAATGAAACACGCGAGGAACTCCGGGCCCGCGGCTTCAATCTTACGCCCAGAAAATACAGCGACAAGGGAGGGATCCTCTGCCTTCCTCTGGATAAGAACCTAAACGGCGACACCAAGAAAAAGCACCCGGACTGGGAACTGATCGACTGCCCTCTCTGCGGCCAGAAGTGCTGGAAAATGCCAGCAGCCGACAAGCTCAAAGAGGCGCAGGCTGTCACTTATCTTTGTACAGAGTGCGCCGTCAAAGCAGGATTTTTGGCAGACTATCCAAAAAACCAGAGAAAGCCCAGCGGGAACCGGGAACAAAGAAGGAGGGCGAAAAGAAATGCACGAAGATAACAACCCGCTCGGTATATGGATTTTATACACCCTTACCTCTGCCCTTCTCTGGATCGCCCTCGTGTTCCTGAAACTGCTCGACGTGGTAGATATGAACTGGATCGCCGTTATAACCGGCCTGTTTTGGCTTCCTTTTCTGCTACTGCTTATAGTTTGCGGAGTAGCTGCGCTTATTATTCTACTCGCCCGCCTAAAAAGAAGGTACCGACGAAAAGTCACAGATCGCCGCATTATCCGGCAGGCGAAGGCGATCGGGGCATGGACGCCGCAGGCAGCAGGAGGGCGGGCGCTGGAGCTACTAGCCAAAGGGTACGGGATCCAGCGCGAGGCGGGCGAGACAGACAGGCAGCTCCGCGGACGGATCATGGAAGCGGCAGGAAACGCTAAAAGGCAGGAGGACAAATAAATGGACTATAAAACAGAAGCAGAGCCGAAAGCATACGCCGACGGCGTGCCGGTATTCTGCGCCCATGACAAAATAGTGGACGTTGCAACGCTGGTGCCAAACCCGAAGAACCCGAACCAACACCCAGACACCCAGATTCAGCTACTCGGCCGCATTATCCGGCAGACCGGGTGGAGGCAGCCGATCACAGTCAGCAAACGCTCCGGCTTTATCGTGAAAGGCCACGGACGCCTAGCTGCTGCCCTTCTGGAAGGAATGAAGCAGGCACCCGTAGACTTTCAGAACTACACAAACGAAGCGGAGGAATACGCCGATCTGGTGGCCGATAACCGGATCGCGGAGCTGGCAGAGACGGACAATAAGCTGCTGGCTGACATTTTCGCAGACATAGACACCGGGGAGATCCCCATGGAATTGACCGGCTACACAGAGGACGAGGTGGAAAGCCTCGTCACTGCCCTGTCCGAAGCCCTTCACAATGACCTCAACGAGCCGGACGATATACCGGAAACACCAGAGGCAGAGGCCGTCATATCTCAGAAAGGCGATCTCTGGATCCTCGGACGCCACCGCGTTGTCTGCGGAGACGCCACGAACGAACAGGATCGGGAGCTGCTGCTTGACGGAGCTCGCCCGGAGATCCTTCTCACCGATCCACCCTACTGCTCCGGCGGCTTTCAGGAGTCTAGCAGAGTAACCGGAAGTATCGGCAGCAAACGGTCTGACGAGAAGGGAGGATTTACAACGCCGACGATTAGCTCCGACAATCTATCAACCAGAGGCTATCAGGTGCTAATGAAGAACGTCCTCGGAGCCACGGACATAAAAGTAGCGTATATCTTCACGGACTGGAGAATGTGGATTTATCTCTTTGACCTTGTGGAAGGCTCCGGGCTGGGCGTCAGAAATATGATTGTATGGAATAAGCAAAGCCCCGGAATGGGTAACGGCTGGAGGGCACAGCATGAGCTTATCATGTTTGCACATAGAACCAAGCCGAAATGGGATAATCACAAAGGCTACGGCAACGTGCTGGAGGCCACGCGCTCCGGGAATGAGTTGCACCCGACGCAGAAACCAGTCGAAATACTGGAGAAGCTGCTGGACAATACACAGTGGGCTGAGGGAGTCCTCGATACCTTCGGAGGATCCGGAACGACGTTGATCGCAGCCGAGAGCGTCGGGCAGCAGGCGTTCCTCGTGGAAATGGAACCCGCATTTGTAGACACGATCGTGAGGCGCTACATAAGAACCACCGGGAAAACAACCGGGATCCGGCTCATAAGGAAAGGAGCCGAGCAACCCCGCGAGGTATTCGAGGGGATATTTGAGTAAATGAGACTGAAAGGAGGCGGGGCCCATGGGGCACAAAAAACAGGCGGCAGGAGGAAAGCAGCCGAAGGAAACTGACGCAATAAAGGAGAAGCTGCAGCACTACGCGACCTTCCAGCGCCGGATCGAGAATAAGATCGAGCGACTTGTGTATCTGGAGTCCGTCATGGGCTCACCTTCCAGCCCGAACCTCTCCGGCCTGTCGGGAGGTAGCGGCGACGGATCCAGCAAAACGGAAAGGCAAGTAACCCAAAAGGACGAACTCGAACAAGAGATCAAAGACTTACAGCTGGAAGAATATAACGAACGCAAGGAGCTGGAGTTGCTGATCGGAAAAATGAAAAACCCGGACGAGCAAATTGTTATCGAAATGCGCTACTTCGACCATGCAAGATGGTGGGCGGTATGCGCTGCCCTGTTCGGGGATATGGACGACTACGACGAGCACGAAAAAAAATACCTAAAACGGACATTTAAGATCCACGGATCTGCTTTACAATCGCTGACAAAAATATACGCACCAAAATAAAAAAATTAGAGCCCGCCAAAAGCCCAAAAGAAGGCCAACGGCGGGCTTTTTATGCACATTCCCGGCGGGATATTGTGGAAAACTCAGGGGGACAAAAAGGGACAAAAGGGGATAAAGGGGGATAAAAAGGGATAAACCCATGTGCTACACTGTAAAACAGCGGAAACCGTCTGGAGACACTGCAAGGCTCTGGGCGGTTTTTCTGTTCTCAAAAGAAAGGGGGCAAGCCATGAGCGACCTATTCAGGACGGGCCCGGCCCGACGAACGAGTGGCAGCTTTACTGTCTCCTACTCTGGAGCAGGCGACATAGTGAAAAGGCTCCAGAAGCTAAAGGACGGCGGCGAAGTAGCGATCAAGCGAACAGTATCAGACTTTACGAGCAGAGGCCCCGGCTGGGTGTCCAAAGGGATCCGCGAGCACTACGGTGTAGACACAGCGGCCATAAAGGACGCAGCTAAGAAACCGAAGCGCGGAAGGACTTCAATCCGTGTTGCTGGCATATCCGTGGACGGCACAACTCTGGAATATAAGGGCAGAACTCTGACACCGATCCACTTCAAAATGAGCCCAAAAGCCCGGCCTTCTGCACAGCAAAAAAAGCCGATCAGAATACCGGGACAGCTGATAGCTGGGGGCTCTCCCGTTGCTATGGTAAAGCCGCCCAGAAAGTACACTGTAAAAGTGACGATCATAAAAGGACAGCGCACAGCCATGAGCGGCAACACCTTCCTGACCGCTGGAAAAGGCGGGGCTATACTTCCATACCAGCGCACCGGAGAGGGCCGCTCTCCTATCGAGGTAGTGCGTACCCTGTCCGTGCCGCAGATGATTGACGGCAGAGCCCGCGAGACTATCGAGCAAACAATCAACGAAAAGCTGGGTGAACGCTTCAACCACCACATAGAGCAGGCTATAAAGTAGCCAGCAGGTAGGCAAGGCCAAGGCACCGGGCAACAAGGAAAGCCAAGCCCACGAGCGCAGCCGCCAAGAAAAAAGAAAGAAAAGGCCGCAACACAGGGGCACAAAGAGGCAAGGGCACACAGGCCGGAGGCCGAGCCAGCCCAAAGGCGAGGCCGAACCAAAACCGAGCGAGTCGCCCGGAAGGTACTGTGACACTCCGAAAAGCCCTGCGGTGCTGGCGAGCCCAAAACACGCGCAGACTCAGAAAAATTTTTTCAGGCCGTTTCGTTTCGCCTGACCGCACGAAAAGGAGGTGACGCTATGGCAGAAAATCCGAAACAGAACCTACAGAGCACGGAGATCATGGCTAAACTTTTTGAGCTGGATCCCCGGAGGGTGCAGCAGCTCGCAAAGGAGGGTATTCTCCCGGCGGCGTCACAGAGGCCCTACAAGTTTGATCTTCTCCCGACCGTCAAGGCGTACATTCGTTACCTGCGAGATCGGGCAAATGGAAAAGAGGCCAAAACGGCCGACACCGTAAAGGCAGAAGCCGACAAGCTGCGGGCAGAGGCAGATCTAAAACAGAGCAAGGCCAAGATCGCCGAGCTCCAGCTTAAAGAGCTGGAGGGGAAAATGCACCGCAGCGAGGACGTGGAGTCCATGACGAACGACCTCGTTTACACCGCCCGCAGCATGATAATGGCACTCCCCGGCCGCCTCGCTATGGACGTTGTGCAGGCGGGAAGCGCTAACGAAGCCTCGGCGCTGATCCGGACTGAGTGCTACAAAATACTGAACGAGCTCGCGGGCTATCAATACGATCCCGAAGCATACCGGCGGCGCGTGAGGGATCGCGAAGGCTGGAGCGACGCGCTCGCAGATGAAGAAGCCGACGAGTAAAAAAGCCGCCAAGAGGCTGAACGCGACCATAGGCCCAGCAGTCCAAAACTTCAAACCGCCGGAAGAACTGACGGTGGCCGAGTGGGCCGACAAGCACCGGCGACTTTCCCCGGAAACCTCAGCAGAGGCAGGCCCGTGGCGCACGTCACGAACTCCATACCTCCAGAAACCTATGGAAGCGTTCACGGATCCAAAAGTCAGAAAGATCGTCATGGTAGCAGCGTCTCAGGTAGGTAAGTCTGAGCTGGAGCTGAATGTGATCGGCTACATCATAGACCAAGATCCGGGCTCCATTATTTTTGTTCAGCCAACACTCGACGACGCCCGCAAGTTTTCCCGCCTGCGTATCGCCCCCATGATCCGGGACAGTCAAGTGCTAAAAGCTAAGGTTTCGGACATTAAGGCGAAGGACTCCGGGAACACGATCCTCCAGAAATCCTTCCCCGGCGGTATGCTGACAATCACGGGATCCAATAGTCCGTCGGCTCTGGCTTCCACTCCCGCCCGCTATATTATCGGCGACGAGCGCGATCGCTGGGCGATCAGCGCCGGAACTGAGGGCGATCCGTGGGCTCTGGCAGAGGCCAGACAGACCACCTTTTACAATGCGAAGGCCGTCGAGGTATCAACCCCGACAATAAAAGGGGCCTCAAATATTGAGAGCAGCTACTACCAAGGCACGCAGGAACGCTGGTGCCATAAATGCCCGGAGTGCGGCGAGTATGGCGAAATCATATTCGACCGGATCCACTACAAGCACACCGTCAAAAAGGTGCGCGGGAAAAAGGTGTACAGCATAGACGGGCCGATCTCATGGATCTGTCCGAATTGCGGGTGCCTCGTGCCAGAGGAAACAATGCGCCGACAACCCGCGAAATGGATCGCAGAAAACCTGGACGCCTACAACGCCGGAGTGCGCTCCTTCTGGCTGAACGCTTTCTCGTCCCCATGGACGCCATGGGAAAAGATCGTCCTCAAATTTTTGCAGGCAAAAGACGAGCCGCAAAAGCTGAAAGTTGTCTACAACACGCTACTGGGCGAACTCTGGGAAGATCGCGGCGGCGTAATTGACGAGGACACCATGCTGGCACGCCGGGAGGACTACGGAACCAACGCAGACGGATCCCCGGTGGAGCTGCCGGAGGGCGTGCTCGTGCTAACCTGCGGTGTCGATACGCAAGACAACCGGCTGGAGTACGAAGTCGTGGGCCATGGCTATTATGGCGAAACATGGGGAATAAAAAAAGGCTACATCATGGGAAAACCAGACGCCGACGACGTATGGCAGCAGCTCGACGACGTGATCGGGCATGTCTACCGCTTCAAAGACAGCAAGCGAGGGCTCAGGATCTCGATCACATGCGTGGACTCTGGCGGCCACTATACGCAAGAAGTTTATACACGCTGCCGGGCCCGGAAAAACCAGCGCGTCTTTGCTATCAAGGGAAAAGGCGGCGACGGGATCCCCTTTGTGACACCGCCCTCAAAGGTGGCGATCAAAGACAACAAGCGGATCACTTGCTGGCTCTACACCTTCGGCGTAGACGCCGGGAAAGAGGCGATCATGTCAAACATAAAGGTACAGGAACCGGGCGCGAAATATTGCCATTTTCCGCGGGGTGAAAGCTACGGATATGACTCTTATTATTTCAACGGGCTGCTGTCTGAAAAGCTGGAGCTCACCCAGACCAAGCGCGGGAACCGCTGGGCGTGGGTAAAGATCCCCGGACATGAACGAAACGAGGCCCTCGACTGCCGAAACTATGCGCTCGGAGGCTTCCGGATCCTCAACCCGGACATGGAGGCTGTGGAGCGCAGACTCAGAAATCTGCCGGAAAATCCACGGCAGAAAAAAGCTGCAGCACCGCAGCGCCGACAGAACAATGCGGCGCAGTATTTTGATGAATGGTAAGGAGGCAACACTATGGCACGATCTAAAGCGACCATACAGCAGGAGCTCGAAACCACACGCAGGAGGCTGGACGCCTATCTGGAGCGCGAGGCTGACATGCTAGCAAAGAACGGCGTGCAAAGCTACGGGATCGGCTCCCGCAATATTCAATATTACAATACCGCCCTGAAAGATATTCAGGACATGATCGAGAAGCTCCGCGCCCGGATCCGGGAGCTGGAGGCTGAACTGGAGGGGCGATCCCCTCGCAGAGCGCTGGGCGTTGTCCCGCGTGACTGGTAAAGGGTAAACGCCGGATCTCTCCGGCTTTACTACGGCACGGTCGAAGGAGGTTTTCGCTCCTTTACTTCCACGGCTGCGCCGTTTTTTTATTTCATGCAAGGAGGTGAGAAAAATCAGATACCACAAGGAAATGGGAATGTATCTGCCCGACGACGTGCGGCCGCAGAATAAAGGGTACGGGGAAGCTGGGGCCAGCTGGAGAAAGCGGGCCGTGAAGGGCTTCAATGCTCCCAGCGGATCCTCGCATGAGGACATAGACTTCAACAACTACACCCTACGGCAACGCTCCCGTATGCTTTATATGGCCGCCCCCGTCGCCACCTCAGCGATCAAAACAAACCGCACAAACGTGGTGGGTGTCGGCCTACGGCTGAAAAGCCGGATCGACAGGGAGGTGCTGGGGCTCACGCCGGAGCAAGCCGAAGAATGGCAGAAAACCACTGAGCGGGAGTTTAACCTCTGGGCGAAAGATAAACGAGCCTGCGACGCTACCGGCATGAATAACTTCTACGGACTCCAGCAGCTCGCCCTTGTATCGTGGCTCCTGTCTGGTGATTGTATCGGACTGATTAAACAGTACCCTGTCACCCGCCTGCTCCCCTACTCGCTGCGCGTTCACCTGATCGAGTCAGACCGGATCGCGACACCGGGAGGCTACGGATCCGGAGGATCTGTCACCTATACGACCGGCAAAAACCCGGATAACGGGAACATGATTTACGACGGCGTGGAGGTTGATGGTAACGGCATGGTGGTAGCTTATCATATCCGTAGTAACTACCCGTTTGAACTCGGAGCACCGACAACAACATGGGCGCGAGTGCTGGCTTATCAGGAACACACCGGGCTCCCTAACGTGCTTCACATCATTGACACCGAACGGCCGGATCAGTACCGGGGCGTCAGCTATCTGGCGCAGGTAATTGAGCCGCTACTCCAGATCCGCAGATACACGGAGTCCGAGCTTATGGCCGCGGTGGTGGAGTCCTTTTATACCGCGTTCATCAAGACAGAGGCTCCAACCGACGAGAACCCGTTCAACCAGACGGATCCAGACGTGCCGGGAGAACCGAGAAGCCCCAACGACTACAGCATGGGGCCGGGCCAAGTCAACGTCATGGCTCCGGGGGAAAGCGTAGAGTTTGCAAACCCGACGCACCCGAACGGCAGCTTCGACAAATTCGTGGCGGCAATCAGCGCACAGGTAGGCGCAGCTCTGGAAGTCCCCGCGGATCTTCTGCTGAAACAGTTTAACAGCTCCTACTCTGCCAGCCGTGCCGCCCTTTTGGAAGCGTGGAAGGCGTTCAAAATGCGACGGGAATGGCTGGCCGACGACTTTTGTCGCCCATGTTACGAAGTGTGGATGAGTGAAGCCGTAGCCCGTGGGCGTATCTATGCACCCGGATTTTTTGACAACCCGACAATCCGCGCCGCTTATCTCGGCAGCGAATGGCTGGGCCCGTCTCAGGGACAGCTCGATCCGGTGAAGGAAATCACCGCAGAGATCCTCGCGTGCAGCGAAGGCTTTTCCACTCACGAGCAGAGCACGATCCGCCTCAATGGCGGGCAGTGGGACACCAACGTCGAACAGCTCCAGAGGGAAAACGAAAAGCTCGGAGGCAACGCACCGGATCCCCACCAAAGCGGGAGCGGCTCAGGAGGCCCACAGCAGTCGCAAGAAGGCGAGGAACCGACAGAGGGAGACAATAACCCACACAACCCCGAAAACGCTCGCAGACGGGGCGCTGAGGCTCTGCGAGGCCTTATTATAAGCGAGCAGATCAAACAATCCATACAAGGAGGGACAGCCAATGAAAGCACCACATAGTCTGCGCATGGGACTGGCACCGGCAGCAGCTCCCGCAGCCACAGTAACAAAATTCTGGAATGTGGCAAGCGTTAGCGAGGACGAGGGAGAGATCACTCTCTACGGCGACGTTATGAGCCAGCAGCCGATCGACTGGTGGACAGGCGAACCGGAGCCCGGCCTCTACATCACGCCAGAGGGCTTCATGGAGGATCTGGCAGCCGTGAAGGATAAAGCCCACATCACCGTAAAGCTCAACAGCTGCGGGGGCGATCTTTACACCGGGATCGCGATCCACAACGCGTTGAAAGCGCTCAACGGTGACGTGAACATCGTCGTAGAAGGGATCGCCGCCAGTGCTGCCAGTGTGATTATGTGCGCCGGTGACACCGTGACCGTGTACCCCGGATCCCTGATTATGATCCACGGCGTCAGCGTCATGCTCTGGGACAGCCTAAACATTCAGGACATGAAGCAGCTCATTAAGGGTATGGACGCCAGCGAGCGGGCCGTCGCCGAAATCTATGACGGAAAGACCGGCCTCGGCGTTGATACCTTGCGCAGCATGATGACAAAAGAAACGTGGATGACCGGGCGAGAAGCTCTCGACAAAGGCTTCGCCGACACCTTAAAGGAGGACGAGGAAGAACCAGACATGAGCATGAGCTCAGATCGAAAAGTCCTCTATGTCAACGGTGTAAGCCACAACATTGAGGGCTTGCATAATGTACCGGGAACTATCCCGATTCAGAGAAGTGCCAAACCGGCGAAACGTCCGGCGGCAAATAAGAGGCCGACCAACAAGGCGGCAACAAAAACAGAAGGAGGTAAAAACCACATGACAATCGAAGAATTAAGGGCACAGGAGCCGGAGTTGGTGAACCAGATCGAGCAGGAAGCCCGGAACACGGCCCAGACTCAGACCACCGACGCCGTAGCCGCAGAGCGCCAGCGCCTTGCGGATATTGACTCGATCGCTGCCTCTATCCCGGATCAGCAGCTTGTCCATGACGCCAAGTACGGGGACAAGCCTTGTACCGCTCAGGAGCTTTGCTTTCGGGTAATGCAGCAGAGCGCGGCGTCCGGGCAGCAGTTTCTCGCAAACTACACGGCAGACGGCACAGCGTCCGGCGCAGCCAAAGTAGGCGCGGCTCCGAACGGCGGCACTCCTGCCACCAAGGAAGAACAGGACGCGGCAGACATTCAGGCGGTAGTAAATGCCTATAACATGAGCAAAGGAGGTACACAGAAATGAGTAAAAGACTCGACGAAACTCTCGGCACCGTCGGCTATGATAACCTGATTAACGGTTTATATCCTCCGGCCGAGCCGTTTTCCGTTGTGATCCGTAAGGGATCCGCTGAGACGACCTACAAGCGCGGCACCGTGCTGGCATTATCTGGAGGCGATATTGGAGACGGTAAATATGTCATTCTCGGCACAACCCCGGCAACTTCGGGAGAAGAACCGGAAATCAAAACAGAAACACTGACGGCAAACGCTATTTTGGCAGAGGATATCACCGTGGGAACTACTAACGATGAAACGGCGGTAGCATACCGCACCGGCCATTTTAACAGCAATGCTCTGATTATGGACGAAGAACACACTTTCAGCGCGGCAGACAAGGAAGCGCTGCGCAGCGTCGGGATCCTGATCTCTGACGCGGTAGAAATTTGAGAAGGAGGACAGACAAATGGCTTTTAATTTTTACGATACCCACACCCTGCTGGCTTCCGTCCAGCAACTCCCGCCTCTGCACACGTTCCTTCTGGATCGGTATTTTCCGACCAATGCGGCGACCGACATTTTCGCCACTAATGACGTGCTGGTGGAATACAAGAAGGGACACAAAAAAGCATCCCCGTTCGTGGCACCCAGAAAAGGTGGGATCACGATCCTGCGCGACGGCTACAGCATGAGACGCTTTACTCCCTCCTATATCGCACCGAAGCGTCCCCTCACTATTGACGACCTGAGAAGGCGCGGTTTCGGGGAGGCTCTCTACTCTACCCTTACCCCTCAGCAGAGACAGGGCGTCATTATGCTGGCCGATCTGGACGAACTGCGCGGCATGAACGCACGACGCAAGGAAGCCATGGCGGCGCAGGTAATCTTTACAAACGCCTGCACTATGGACGAGTATGTGGACGACTTCGAGCACTTCGAGGAACGGGAGGTGCGCTACTTCGACGGTGACAGCAACCCGGCGATCTATACCCCTTCCGCTGACTGGACAACGACCGAGGCGTCCGGAAAGCAGATGATCAGCGACATGGCGTCCATGATCTCCATGCTGACTACTCGCGGGCTCCCGGCCACGGACGTGCTGGTGGCTCCTGACGTGGCCGACATTATCCTGAGCAACGAGTGGATCCTGAAGCTGCTCGATAACCGCAACTACCAGATCGGCGGTGTGGATCCTGAAACCCTTCCGGCTGGCGCGACAAAGATCTGCCGCCTGAATATCAAGGGCCGCATGGTAGACGTGCTCAGCTATGAGGACAACTACACCGAAGTAGACGGGACTGTGACGCCTTATATCCCAGCGGGCACTATCGCAGTAGGCGCTCCGGCTGCTGGCCGCACGGTGTACGGCGCGATCACTCAGGTGGAGCAGGCCGACGGCGAGTTTCACACTTACACCGGCATGAATGTGCCGAAGTATCTCAGCGACGCCACACACGACGTCCGCGAGGTAACTCTGAAATCTGCACCTCTTTGTATGCCGAACAATGAGAACCCGTTCATTACAGCCAAAGTCGTGACAGACTAAGCACGGCAGAAAGGAGCGCAGCATGAAGAAAATCAAAGTAACCCGCGGAGGCTGCGGGATCTGCTACACCGACGCTAACGGTGTAAAACGTCATGCACTTAAAACTCAGGAAAACGGGGCTTTTGAGTGTGGCGACGAACAAGCCGACCGCCTCGTCCGTCTGGGCGTGGCTGCTTATGTCGGATCCGCTGAAAAACCCGAACAGCAGGCAGACGTCGATCTGGATCAGACCGAGGAACTGGCGCAGACAGTGAAGGGACACCTCAGTGCTGAGGAACTGGAAAGCTGGGACTATAACGAGCTGAAAAAGCTCGTTGCCGAAATGGGCTTGGAAGTCAAAGGCAAGAAAAAAGCCGACTATATCGCTGCGATCGCAGCCGAGGAAGTAGAGGCGAGCGCTGAGGACGACGAGCTGCCGCCGGATCTGGACGTCGTGGATCCAGAGTAAGGAGGCGTCCATGATAAAAATGATTAAAGGCGCTTATGGCCTGAAAGTAAACGGAGTCGTTGAGGCTATGACAAGCCGCTCGGCTCCGTTCTCTCTTACCGACGCCCGCGAGGCTGAGTTGGTAGCCGCTGGCGTCGCGGTATATGTACAAGAGCCGGGCGAAGATCCGGCATACAGCAAAATGAAAATGGCAGAGCTCCGGGAGGCCGCTGCAGCGTATGGCGTAGACGCGAGCAAGATCCGGAGCAAAAAGGAAGTAATCGCCATGATCGAGGAAGCAAAGGCGAAAGCTGCCGAAGGGCTGGAGGACTAACCTGTGACCTTCAAAGAGCAGATCCAGCAGGATCTCAACATGGTATTCCTCAATCTGGACGAGTTTGCGGAGCTTCGCCGCGTCGAGGGGAAGCAGATCCCCGTTGTGGTGGATAACGATCAGCTCGTAAAGCTCAAACAGGGGCAGATCCTCGGACTTGTTGAGGCCGACATGCTGCTCATGGGAAAGCATGAGGATTTTCCGGCAGACATGGAGCCCGGCAGGCTCCTGAATGTGGACGGCCGAGAAATGATCGTGACAAACTCAGGTACCGACATGGGACTCGTTGAGGTAGCCCTACGCCAGAACAGAACCGGCTAAGGAGGTGCGCCATGTTACTTGTTGATAGTATCGACAATCTGGTGAACTGGCTCGCGGAAAATGTATGCAGCCAGATCCAGCTCAAGCTCCCAGACGACTACCGGAACGACACCGACTACGACGTGGAGTTTGTAAACCCGGCCGCCTTCCCTCTATACACTCCGGGAAAAGACCGCCTGCCGCCAAATGTACCGGCTCCGATCCCTTCGATATGCGCTCAGCTCATGGAAGGGAGCGACGACCTCATAAAGCGGAAGCGCCTTCTCCAGTTTCGGCTCTGCCTTGCCTGTTGGAACCCTGGAGAGCATGGCGGGGAAATATACCGCCCTCGCCCGAACAGTGCAGCACTCGGCGGGTATTCCTATTACCGCGTCACGGGGGAGGCTGCAAAGACATACACCCGCAACATGAATGGCTGGAGAGACTCGTTCAACTTCGCCGATCTGGTACTGCGGGAAATCGAAAACGCGGAATATATCGCAGGCCACCGGCTCGTGAAAGAGCAAGGGATCAAGTATGGACTTTTTACCGAGGAAGGGAACATCTGGGACTACTACCCGTACTGGCATAACTGGATCACCTTCACGCTGGAGGCAGGCGTAACCGCCACAACCCCGAAACAATACGAAGATTTTTTATGATAAGGAGGCAAAACTATGGCTTATAAACATGGAGCCTACGGCGAAATTGGCGACAGCAAAGTGGCAAGCACTACGCAGGCCGACGTCGTAGCCGCCTATATCGGCACCGCACCGGTAAACCTGATCCGGGGCTATGCCGACATGGATCTTGTCAATATGCCGATCAAGCTCACCGACATGGGCGACGCCCAGAGCAAGCTCGGCTATGCACAGAACTGGGCTGACTTCACACTCTGCGAAGCCTTCGCTCAGCACTTTGACAATACCGTCGGGAATGTGGGCCCGATCTACGTCGTGAACGTCCTCGATCCGGACGTACACAAAGACGCGGAGAAAACCACTAAAACGCTGACCTTCAAGAATAACCGGACGGAGTTTGAAAGCTCCGACATTATTCTGGACACCTTCGCAATCGCCGATAAGGCCGAAGGCGTGGACTATTCCCTCGGCTACAACTTTACAAAGGGCACCGTCGTGGTACAGCTGCTCAAAGATCTGGAGTCCGACAGTCTGGAGTGTACCTACAACACCGTGGACGCCTCGGCGGTAGAGCCTGACGACATTATCGGGCAGGAAACAGCAGACGGACAGTACACCGGACTGCACGCCATGTCCCTGCTCTATCAGTACCACAATGCTGTCCTCAATATTCTGGCAGCACCCGGCTGGAGCCATATCCCGGAAGTTTACAAGGCTATGGTGAGCACTGTCCAAAAGCTCAACGGCCACTGGGACGGCTTCGTCAATGCAGACATTCCACTGGTAGACAGCCAGAGCCAGAAGATCGACACGATCGCGAAGGCTCAGCAGTGGGCCGAAGAAAACGGATACAACAGCGAGCGCAGCAAAGTGTACTGGCCACAGGTAAAAGACGGCAGCGACCGCGTGTTCCACCTCTCCACCGTGGGAAGCGCTACCATGCTGCGCGTGGATCTGGAGAACGACGGCGTGCCCTTCGAGTCTCCGTCTAATAAGGCGATCATGGCAACTACTCAGTATTTTGGAGCAGACTCCAAGAGCCGCGGCTTCGATCAGCAGACTGCCAACGGCCTGAACGAGAAAGGCATTACAACGGCATGTTTCTGGTCTGGACAGTGGGTGCTCTGGGGCCCGCACACGGCGGCCTACACCTACAACGGCAGCATGGACGCCCGCGCTATCTTCGACAACAATATCCGTATGCTTATGCACATCACGAACAGTTTCCAGCTGGATCATGGAACGGAGATCGACTCTCCCATGACTCCGCAGGATAAGGACACGATCCTGAACTTCGAGAAGCAGAAGCTCGACACCCTTCTGGGGATCGGTGCTCTGATCGGCACGCCTACGGTGGAGTTTTTGGAGAGCTCAAACCCAACCAGCGACATGATGAACGGCGACTTTGTGTGGGATATTTCCGCAACGCCTACGCCGCCGTTTAAGTCTGGCACTGCTCGCGTGTGCTACACAGATGAAGGCTTCCAGTCCTTCTTTGAGTCTGAATAAGGAGGTGCAGAAAAATGGGAAAATGGCTGGATATTAAAGGGCCGGTAGTGGCTGATACCGTCTATGCTGACAATACACTGGTAGCTAAGGACGTATCGTTCACCCTTCCGGGCCTTGAATTTATGACCGCTGACGTCATGGCTATGGGTAACATGACCGTGCCGCTCGTGGGCCTTCTGGAAAACATGGAGCTCACGATCACCAAGATCGGCGTGGACATGGGCCTCAGCCGTCTGGGACGTCTGGAAAAGCAGAACCTTGAGTTTCGCTGGGTGCAGAACGTCGTCAAGTCTGACGGCTCTCAGGGGACTGAGGGCTGCAAGGCTTTTGTCCGTGTTATGCCCGCGGCGCTTCCTGAGCTGGGCGTCGAAATCGGATCCGCAACCGAAGCGGAAGGCACTTACACCGTTACCCGTATGCAGATCTACGCAAACGGCGCGGAATACATGTGCGTGGACAGACTGAGCCAGATCCTCCGTGTCAACGGCAAGGACTACATGAGCCAGATCAACAACCTGCTCTAAAAATGAATATCTGAATTGACGGCCCGCCGGACTTCCCTCTGGCGGGCCTATTTTGTGAAAGGAGCCAAAACATGAAAGAAGTAACCAAGAACCCGATCAAGGGCACGCTGCGCCTGAAAAATCCGATCCTGATTAACGGGAACGAAATCACCGAAGTGACCTACGACTCGAACGAGATCGACGGGATCCTTTTTGCGACGGCTGAGTCACGGAGAAAGGCGGCAGCAGGCCGGAAAGATATTTCTATCGCTCCGGCAGCTGAATTTGATTTTAGTCTCCACCTTTACCTCGGCTTCGCTGCCATTGTGGCCGTGAACCCCTCCTATGATTTTTCAGACCTCGAAAGGATCAAAGGCCACGACGTTGTGGAGGTTATGACGATCGGCCGAAATTTTATGCTCGCGTCGGGGGAGAAAACACAAACGGGCGACGACTCCGGCGAGCCTACCGAGACTACGCCAGAGTCTACCACACCAGCACGTCCGACCTCGAAAAAAAGCGAGTAACGGACTTTATTCTTGAGTACGCAGAAGCGGCCGAGGATCTCGCGGAAGAAAGAAAACGCATGGAGAAAAACCGGCCACACTTCAAGCCCAAACATGTAAGGAAACGGAGGTGAGGACATGGCGGGCAAGACCTTACAATCTACGATCGAGATCGCCGGTTCCCTCAGCCCATCTTTACAGCAGGCTATAAAGCAGGCAGTTGACCGGCTCGAAGAAATGAGTCAGGAGACGCTGGAATCTGCCGGAGCCGCCGCTAAACTGGCAGCGGAAATCAATACACAGGAGTCTGTACTGAGAAACCTCCAGCGAGGGTACGAAGATTATATCGTGAGCGGATCCGAAAGCACCGACGAGGCTCTAAGGCTTGCCGACACCATTCAGGATCTGTCCAACGAACTGAACGAAAACCGGGGAGCGCTCGAAGCGGCCCACGAGGCAGCCCAAAAGCTCGCGGGAGGCCAGCAGGAAACTGCCGACGCATACAGCAAGCTACAAAAACAGATCGGCGAACAGGAAGCGGAGCTCGCAACTCTGCGTCGCTCCTATGCCAACGTAGTGCTTGAACAGGGCGAAACCTCGGCCGAAGCGCGGCAGCTGGCAAGCCAGATCAGCCAACTTTCCGGCGATCTGAACGAGAACCGACAGAGGCTAAGCGCTGCCGAACAGGCAGCAGATCAACTGGGAAACTCTCTGGAGGACGCCGGGCAGGACGCGGAAAACTCCAGCGAAGGCTACACAGTGCTGAAAAATGTCCTCGCTAACCTTGTGACCGAGGGGATCAATAAAGCGGTGGACGCTTTCAAGGAGCTGGCGACGGAGGGAGACACCTCTCTCGCTATGCTAAGCGCCAGAACCGGAGCCACCGCGCAAGAACTCGAAGGCTTCGAGGACGTCATGTACGAGGTTTACAACTCCAATTATGGCGACAGCCTCGGAGACGTTTCGGAAAAGCTCTCCACCGTCATTCAAATGACCGACAATCTGGACAAGGCTTCGCTGGCTCAGATAACCAAAAACGCGATCGCGCTGGAGGACGTGTTCGGCTTTGACGTAGTGGAAAGTCTGAGGGCTGCGAACAGCCTCACGGATCAGTTTGGCATAAGCGCAGAGGAAGCGTTTAACCTTATCGTGCAAGGGGCACAAAAAGGGCTGAACCAAAACGACGACCTTCTGGACACGATCAACGAATACAGCGTCCAGTTTCGGAACGCTGGATATTCTGCCGACGACATGTTCAACATGCTGGCAAACGGAGCCGAGACTGGAACATGGAGCATTGACAAGCTGGGCGACGCGGTAAAAGAGTTTAACATACGAATGAGCGACGGCACAGCAAACGAGTACCTCGAACAACTCGGCCTTAATACCGAGGAAGTAATCGCTCAATTCAACAAGGGCGGGCCAGAGGCTCAGACTGCGATCGGCGACATTATGGAGGCCTTGCAAGAGTGCGACGACGCGACGCTGCAATATCAGGCAGGCGTCGGCCTGTTCGGTACTATGTGGGAGGATCTGGGCGTTGACACCGTAGCGTCCCTTATGGACACACAGGGCGCGATCCAGAGCACTTCCGACGCCATGGCACAACTGGACAGCGCCGCCTATGATACGTTGGAGAGCTCGCTCTCCCAGTTGGGGCGCACAATCAAGTCCGAAGTGGTGCAGCCAGTAGCCGAGGAACTCACTCCCGCCATGAAAGAGGCTGTGGACTATGTGAACGCAAACGTAGCCCCGGCGGTGGACTGGGTATCGTCTCACCTTCCTGAAATCGGCCTTGCACTGGGAACACTCAGCGCCGTTTTGGTGGCTATGAACTGGGGCTCTCTTGTGGCGCAGTTTGGAAAAATAAAGGGAGCGATCACCGGATTTACGACCGCCCTCGGCGCAGTCTCCGGGCCTGTCATGGCCGTGATCGCAATCGTGGCCGCGCTGGCTGCCGGTTTTATGTATCTATGGCAGACAAACGAGGACTTCCGAGCTAATGTGACAGCAATCTGGGCCGAGCTGCAAGCCAGCTTTTCGGAGCTCGGAGCCGGAATCATGCAAATGATTAACCAGCTTATGCCGCTGATCCAACAGACTGCGGCGACCGTTCTCTCTGCCTTCGCGCAAATCGCCTCGGCGGTAATCCCGGTGCTGGTGGAGCTGATCGGCGCTATTCTTCCGGTTATTATTGACCTTGTAAACCAAATGCTCCCGATCCTGACACAGATCGTCCAGACGGTGCTCACTACACTGGTAGACTTAATCAACCAGCTGCTACCGGTGATAATGCAGATCATTCAGGCAGTCTTGCCGGTGCTGGTGGAGTTTATCAACGCGCTGCTTCCCGTTTTAATGCAGATCGTTCAGGCGATCCTCCCGGTATTTGTGCAGCTTATCAGTGCGCTGCTCCCGATCCTCTCGCAGATTGTGACCGCGATCATGCCGGTGATTATTCAGCTGCTTAACACCATTCTGCCGATTATTATGCAGATTATTCAGGCAGTGCTTCCGATCCTGATCCAGATCCTCAACATGCTGACACCGATCCTGAATATGATCGTATCGCTGCTGACGCCGATCCTGAATCTCATTATTTCACTGGTGGAACCGATCCTGAACCTCATCATGTCGGCAATCACGCCGCTGATTAACATTTTTATGTCACTCATTAACACGGTGCTGCAGCCAATCATGCCGATCTTGCAAGCGCTGGCGAACATTTTCACCGCCGTGCTGGGGGCTGCCATTCAGGCGATCCAGCCGATCGTACAAAGCCTGATCTCTATCTTCCAAGGGCTGATTAACTTTATAACCGGCGTTTTCTCTGGAAGCTGGAGCTCGGCATGGAGCGGAGTCGTTCAGGTTTTCGGCGGAATTTGGGACGGACTTGTGGGGCTGGTAAAGGCACCGATCAACGCCGTGATCGGCCTTGTAAACAGTGCAATCAACGCGCTGAACGGTATCAGCGTAACGATCCCGGACTGGGTGCCAGCCGTAGGCGGCCAAACCTTTGGAGTCAATATACCGAACATTCCAATGCTTGCAACCGGCGGCTTTACCGACGGTGTATCAATCGCAGGCGAGGAAGGCATGGAGGCGGTAATCTCGTTCGATCCCGCCTACCGAGATCAAAATATTGCTATCTGGCAGAAGGCCGGGCAACTGCTCGGAACCCTCGGATCTTCCTCTGGGGAAAGCGCGGGACTCACAAACACAGCCGGAAAACTGCTCGCTCTGGACGACTTCTCTCTGGGAAGCCTCGCCAACAACACGAGCACCGTTATTTACTACGATTTTTCCGGCTTCACATGGAGCCCACAGATCCAGACGGAAGGATCCGGCGAGGACGCCGACGACTTCATGGCTCGCCTCAAAGCGCACGAGGCAGAGTTTTTCGACTGGCTGGAGGAATTTATTCAGGCAAGGGAGGTGGCGCTTTATGCGTAGGGTAACGGGCTATCTGGAATACATCACGCGAGAGGGCGACACCTTCGACTCTCTCGCGCTGCAAATGTATAACGAGGAAACCCTCGCCCACTACATTATTGAATTTAACCCCGACTATGCGGACGTTCTGATCTTCGAGGCGAACGTGGCCCTCCGGCTGCCGATCGTCGAGGACGCAGAGACGCCGGAAACTCTGCCGCCGTGGCGTCGGGGCGAAGAAATCCCGGAGCTGGACGCTTCGTGAATTTTTACTACAACGGGACGGACATATACAACGACGTGTCGGTGAACTACTGCGTGCATGAAATGTTCGCGGAAAAGCAGGCCGACACGCTCGTGATCCGTTTCAATGACACCAAGGGAATATGGAGTAAATGGCAACCGGCAGCCGGTGACACAGTGCGCTTCAAGGAAGGCGCAAGCGACACCGGGAAAATGTTCATACACTCCATGAAACCGGAAAACGGGCTTTTTACGATCCGGGCCATGTCTATGCCAAAAACGGCAAAGATCCGGAAATCAAAGAGCTGGGAGGGCGTGCGCTTCCTTCAACTGGCGAACGAATTTGCCGGGAACCACGGCCTCACCTTCAAAAACTACGGGTGTGAAGATCAAGTTTACCCGTATATCAAGCAAGACAATGAGGGGGATTTTTCCCTCTTTTCTCGTCTTTGTATGCTGGAGGGCTGTCAAATGCTTATTTTTGACGGCTCTCTGCTCGCGTATAACGAGCATTACATTGAGCAGCAGGAACCCGCGGGCGGCCTCACAGTGGACGAAAACGGCGTCTTTACCTACGAGGACAACCGCGACACCATGTTCGGCTCCTGCGAGGTGGCAAGCGGGAACTACTCCGGTAAATATGTGGCAGACGCTTCAAACAGCGCCGTGCTGCGGTCAGAGATCCCGATCCAAGTCACAAGCAACGCAGAAGCGGCCCGCTTTGCCAAGGGCCTGCTCCGAAACGCCAATAAATACGGACGCAAGGGGCAGTTTTCCAAGGCTCTAATGACCGGGTACGCAGCCGCCAGCCTGCTGACTCTGAAAACAACGAAGGCAAGCATGTGGGACGGCACAGTTTTTGTGTATAAAGTCCGGCATGACTTCGTAGGGAACAAGTCAACCGTTTATTTCAGGGATCTGCTGGAGGGCTACTAAATGGGGAACATCTACAAGGGAACAATCGCCGGGATCGAAGGCAACACTGCCCGCGTGCTTCCCTCCGACGCCGGGGCCAAACCGACCGCCAAGATCGTGATCCCGTGGCACCTCAGAGGAAGCACGGGAAACCTCACAAAAGGCACACCGGTGGTATATGTCGAATTTGACGACGCTAGCGGGCTGCTGCTCGGCCGGGCCGACGGAGAATGGGGCGCATATCTTCCCGGACTGACTGCCGGATCCATATCGGTGCCAGAGGGAGACGTGAACGCCAGCGGCGTGAGTTTATCCGGGCACAGGCATGGAGGAGTAGAACCCGGAAGCGGCACCACCGGTAGGCCGACATAAGGAGGGGCCAATATGGCGACAATGGCAAAATGGGGCTCAAAAACATGGGCCGTATCTCAGAAAAAAGTCGTCGCTCTGGAGGGGCTGGCCTTTTCCTATTCTCAGGTAGCTGACAACAACACCAGCACCGAGGAAAAGAAAACCACCAACGAGCGAGGCACGGATCTATTCCCACTCAGCTTCACCACCGTGCTGCACAGCGGAGCGGGCGTGGACGTCCGGGCAGAGATCGAAAGCTGGAAAGAGCTTGTCACAAAAGTGAATTATTTCTATCTGGGAGGCAAAAAACTGGGGCCGAAGCTCCAGCTCCGCAAAGTGTCCGTAAGCAACATCGAGATCGACGACCTCGGACGCATGAGGCTGGCGACATTATCCTTTGAGTTTAAGGAGTACGATCCGGACACCACAAGCGTGCCGGTAAGTACCACTGCTCTGAATGTGAAGGCGAGCACGGCCTCAAAATCCCAGAATAAACCAGCAAACACTCAGGCGCAGGCTGCGCCGAAAAAGACGATCACCGTCGGCTGCTATGTAAAGCCGACCGGGAGCAGGTACGCAACCGGCCAAACGATCCCGAACTGGGTAAAAGAGCGCAGCCATAAGGTGAGCCAGATCAAAGAAAGCCAAAACAAGGTACTGCTCGGCCACCCAGACGGGATCAATAGCTGGGTATATCTGAGCGAAGTCACGCTCGTGTAAAGGAGGGAGGCCATGAGAGCACAAGGAAACGGGCTCCCGCAAGTGTGCGCGGCCAACCTGCTGAGAACCGTGCGGGGCGAAGTGGCATACGACAGACTCAGGGGCCGGGACGGCACTCTGATCGACCAGCCAAACGCCACCGACGTGGCAGCGGCCGACGCCGAGTGGGTACTCGAAATCTACGAACCACGGGTAAATGCCGAGGAAACCGTCGCGGATCCTTCCGGCATTTTATCCGGTGAATTTAATATGACCGTGAATATCACGGAAAGAAAGGAGGACGAGGAAATCAAATGAGTGAGCTCCAATTCATAGAAACAAGCGCCCAAAAGGTGCATGAAATCATTATCAGCGAGCTGGAGAACGGAGTCAACGATCCGCTTTATCCGGGTGACGAACGTCGGATCTTCGGAGACGCCATGGCCGAGGTAATTGTGGCCGTATATAACAGCGTCAACGACGCCTGCAAGCAGAAAATGCTCCGCTACGCTCGCGGCTCTGTACTGGACGCTCTGGGCGAAAACCGAGACACCAAACGCCTCGATCCTACCTTCGCCACCACAACGCTGCGCTTCGGTATCAACGAAGCCATAGCGTCAAATATTGTTATACCGTCCGGTATCCGGGTGACGAGCGACTTCGTTCACTATTTCCTAACTGACACTACCGCTGTGCTCTATGCCGGTAGCCTCTATGTGGAGGTATCGGCCACAGCAGAAAGCGGCGGTACCGACTACAACGACATAGCGATCGGCGAAATCTCTCAGATCGTGGACATCTCCGACGTGCCCCTGATCGACTATGTAACCAACACAGAAGCTACAGCAGGAGGCGGCGACCGCGAGGACGACGAAACATACCGGGAAAGGATCCGGGAAGCAGAAAACCGACTCAGCACAGCGGGCCCAGCCAAGGCCTACAAATACTGGGCCATGACCGCAAACCCGCTCGTTACTGACGCGGTGGTGGAGTCCGAGACGGAAACCGTCATGCGCACGCTGCCAGTATATGACGGACACGCCTTCCAAGGCGGTGCAAACCTCCTGCCCGACACATTGACCGTATATCTGCCAAGCGGAGCGGAAGCCACGCCGGAAACAGACTACACCGCCACATATAGCGACGAACTGCTGACGCTCTCCCTCTCCGGGGCTCTGGCAGAGTCAGAAACCGTAAAGATCGAGATCACCCGGAACATGTACGGGCGCGTCAAGATCGTGCCTATATGCGCCGGTGGTGAAATCCCAGACGAGGACATACTGGCCGACGTGCTGGCGGCCTGCTCTGCCGACGACGTGAGGCCGCTCACAGATCTGGTGCAGGTGGAGGCTCCGACAATATTCAAGTATGACATTGAGCTGGAATACTGGACAACGAAGGCGAGCGAGTCTGAAGTCGTGGAGAATGTGGAGGGATCCGGCGGGGCAATCGACCAGTATATCTACTGGCAAGGCTCCAGCCTCGACCAAGACATAAACCCGGACTATTTGCGTAAGCTGATCCTCTGCCCTCACTGGGAGGAAGGACTGACCGGAGCCACCCGCGTGAATATCATTAAGCCGGTATACACCGAGCTTCCAAGCACCACCGTGGCCGAGTTTTCCGGGAAGCTGACCGTTTCCCACAAAGTAAAGGACTAAGGAGGCGAGGCTATGGCAGGAATGAAAATATCAGATCTTGACTTTGTGCGGCTCCTGCCCGCCTTCATGCGTGACGACGAGGCGGCAATCGCACTCAGCAAGGCCATGAATAAGCTCATACAGCCACCAGGCAGCAGGATCCCGACGATACGGACATGGGACGAGATCGACAGCCTCAACGAGCCGGAATGCGACGAGCTGGCATGGGAGCTGGATATTGACTGGTACGACTCCACTGGCATGAGTTTGGAGGAAAAAAGAGAGACGATCAAGCTCGCCCAGCAGATCAAGCGCAAGCGCGGGACAAAGTGGGCCGTCGAGCGCCTGATCTCTGCCTACTTCGGCGAGGGCTATGTTATGGAGTGGTACGAAATGTACGACTCCCCTTACACCTTCGTGGCGCTGACCACGAACACCAACACGGACGCCCAAAACTTTGAAAAGTTTGTGGAGGCCGTGAAGGCTGCGAAAAATGCACGCTCGCACCTTGCGGGCGTTTTCTATTTCTGGCAGCAAGGGCCGGATCCGGGCATTGAGTACCGGCTGGACACCTCACTGCACCGATACAACTTCGTAAAATGCGGCACTCGTCCACGGATCGCAACCGTCGGCTTTGTCGTGAAGCCGAGCATTGAAACGGATCCGGAGGAAACGCTGTACCTTTACGGCTTCACAAAAGCCGGAGAGCTAACATGCGGCACATACCCACGACCGGGAACGCTGGGCGCGATAGTAAAAAGCGGGATCACTGCCGGAGCAGAAACTCGGGCGATCCGCTACAACTTCGCCCGCGAGGCTGGAACCTACCCGAACACCGCCACACTGGGGCGCGTACTCAGGCAGGAAATTAAGGTGGAGCAGGCGGACGCGGCTCTGGCTTATGAGCTTCCCCAAACCGCCGGGCAAACTTGCGGCACATATCCAAGGCCCGGAACTCTGGGGAAGGTGCTGCAGCACACAGTCGGCGTCAATCTGGTGGCGGCTTTTTCGTTGTATCAACTTATCAAGGCGGGGACGCAGAAATGCGGAACCATGCCGGGCGGCAGCGTAAAAGGCGCAGCCGTCACAAACAAAGCAGCTACAGCGCTGCAAGTCTCCAGCGTGGCGTATGGCTTCACGAAATGCGGGACGCGGTGCTGCGGTGAATAAATCGAAAGGAGGACACCTGCATGAGCTACTTTTATAACACCTTCATGGGACACCGGAGGGATCAGTGGCTCCGCTCGATCCACGCCATAGAAGTGCAGACCGGCGGCAACTGGCACCGGGGAGCTATTAACAAAAAGCTCGTCGAAGGTGACACACTTGTAATCTTCGCTACCTTCCCGACGCTGGACTCCGTGGCCTGCACGATCGACGCTTCGCGCCTGATTGACACGCGCGGGGAAATCGCTGCATACCAGCAGCGCACGATCAACAAAGTAGAGGGACAGGGCACCATGATAAAGCTCACGATCCCGATCTACGAAGTAACAGCCTAAAAGGAAGGAGGTAAACAGGCATGTATAACGCAACGTACTGGCTCGACAGAGTGGTGGACGAAGAAAGCGAGGAAGTCATTCAGGAAGGCACAGACCAGAGCGCCGGTCATTTCAACAATATGGAGGAAGGTATTTCCGACGCACATCTGGCGACCGCCCTTCTCCTGATCTCCGCTTCCTTATCAGCCGATCAGGTAGCCACCGAAGAACAGACGATCACACTCGAAAACTCCGAGAGCTTCCCGTTCAACAACTCGGTGGAAACCGTAGCGCTGAAAACCGCCCGAAACTTCACGGACTACACCGTGGAAGCCGAAGTGCTGGGGCATGACGGGAATGTCGGCGACGTAAAAATTTTCAGCCGTCTACTAAACGGCTTCAAGGTGGCCTATGACGGCAGCGCCAAAAACGCCACTATCAAACTGAGAATTAAAGGAGGAATGTAACCATGGCAGATCAGAACAATGTAAAGGTTATTGAAAAGAACGCGGGCCCGAAAATCGCCTATGAGCAGACGGGTACCTGCCTGATCTTCGGCGACTATGAGCTGATGATTAACGCGGCAAAGTACCAGAAAGACTGGGACGTAACCGTGGATATTTGCAAAGACAAGGCCGGAAACCTCGCGATCGGCACCGAGTCCGGGCTGCGCTATGTGGCGCAGGTAATGATCCCGGCTGCAACCTATACCGAGACACCGATCCACGACGAAGAAACCGAGCTTCTGGAAGAAAGCGGCGACGGTATGAACCACGACAACATTTTGAGAGAGCAGAACCCGCTCGACATGGGCGACGTCACGCTCGTGCTCTGGAGTATTGAATAAACCAAAAGGAGGACATGACAATGGCAAATTTTGATCTTTCCAGTCTGGCACTCAAAAGCGTGTGCCCGAACAACGAAATTTTTGTGGACGACGCGGATCTGCCGTCCGTTATGGTGTATATCCCGAAATTTAAAAACAGCGACGTGCTGACCGGAGGAAATGACAGTACACACCCGGCTTTTATCGTAAACGGGCAGGAAATCCCCGGCTTCTGGTATTCCAAGTATCAGAACGTCGTACACACCACGCAGTTGACTGACGGCAGTATCGCGGCAGCATACAGCCTACCGGGTGAGGATCCGGCCGCAAATATCAACTTCGACACCGCCCGCTCCCGCTGTGAAGCCAAGGGCGCAGGCTGGCACCTCTCCACTAACGCCGAGTGGGCCGCAATCGCTCTCTGGTGCAAAAAGAACGGCTTTATGCCTTATGGAAACAATAACTGGGGAAAGGACAGCAGAGAAAGCAACTACAAGGCGATCCCAACAACTTACGAAACAGGAGACAGCCACAAGGGAGAACCTGCTCGAGTAGCAACCGGTACCGGCCCGCTAACATGGAGCCACGACAAGACTCTCTCCGGTATCTGGGATCTGAACGGTAACGTATGGGAATGGCAGGGAGGCATCCGTCTTGTGTGGGGCGAGCTCCAGATCCTTGCCAACAATGATGCAGCGGATCCGGATAACCCACAGAACACGACAAGCGTGTGCTGGAAGGCTATCAACGCCGCCGACGGCTCGCTCGTAGAACCTGAGTGCAAAGTAAGCGACAGCTCCGCGAAACTCTCCGGAAACACCGTGAAGCTGGATAATGTAAGTGGCGCATGGCAGTGGACAACCACCGTCGCAAGCTCCAAAGACGAAGGCCGTGGCTGCGCCTTCGGAAAAGTTACCGCAGCGGCAGCAGTCGGAAGCGCCGCCAAGATCCTGCTCCGCTCTCTTGCTCTGCTCCCAGACGAAGGCGCTCAGGAAGCTGACTACGAAGGTGATTATTTCTGGTGGAACAACGGCGTAGCCGAGCGCTGCGTGTTACGCGGGGGCTACTGGAACAGCGGTGTGAGCGCGGGCGTGTTCTACCTCAGCGGCGACTACTCCCGCTCCTACTCCAGCGCGCACATC